CTTCGACTTAAATTCTGGTGGAGCGTCATCGCCCAGCGCTTCGGCATACGCGGTGTTGGCCAAGTCAACTGGGTTGAGGCCAAGCTCCTTGATGACCTCTAAAGGGTTCTGCTTAAGACGAGCCTTGAGCGCCTCTGCCTCGGCTCTGGCAGCCTTAATCTCCTGCTCGAAGCTACGCTCCTGCTTCTGGCGGCCCCGGGCTTCAGCTTCCTCACGAGCACGAGCCAGCAGCGCATCAGCACTTGAAATGGCATCGGTCGGGGCTGGTGGAGGAGCCGGGGCTTCGTCATTCGCTATTTGCGAATCAAGAACGGGCTCTGCGGTCTCAGCAGCTTCGTCAGCTGCAATCGCGGCATCCAGCGCGGCGTCGGCGTCGGCATCATCTTCAGCCTTGAGCTTCACATCCCACTTCTGCAGGATTTCCTCAAAGGCAGCGTCATCCGCCTTGGCACTCGGGGCCACTTCAGGCGTGGCTTCAGCAACATCACTCATCTAGATTCCCATCAGACTCGGGTCCATAGCGGCCGGGTCCATTGCTTGCGTTGGGTCGGGGGTGACCATCTGGTCTGCAGGAGCTGGCATCGGTGGCGGTGCCGTCTGCTCTCGCAGCATCTCTTCTGCCTGTTCGACGTAATTACGGAACAGGTCCAAAATCTCTTCGGGGCAGTTGCGGACTTCGAAATCCTTCATCGCCTGCACAACGCGCGGGATGGTGAAGGCAAAGTTATCGAACCGCTCGGGGAGGACCATCTCACCTTCGCGCATCCGCCCAATGACCCACTCAATGTGCTGCAGGTCGGCGTTCATGCGCGCCTGGTTCTGCCCAAGGTCCGGGTGACCGATGAGGCGCATCGCCTCCTGCATACCAGCCTGCGGGTTGCCACCGCCCAGAAGCTCAAAGCCTCCGTACTGCAACAGTTCAACCACAGCCTGCTTACGCCCAGACGGCGTCTCCCCCATCATGGATGCGGTCTGCACCTGAATGGAGAAGCGCGTGGAGTAGAGGTCCACCTTCTTCCACTTGATGCGGTCCAGAACCTCCTGCTCGGGGAAGTCCGACAGGTCCCCGTCTTCGAGAACGATGTCCTTGAGGGAGTGGACCAGGAGGCGCACCATCTCAATCACGCTGTCCTCGAACCGGGCTGACCGCTCAACGTGGCGCTTGGCCTGGCTGTCGGAGAGTTCCCGGAGGGCCACGGCGTGCTCCACACCCTCGGGGCGAGCCGCGTTGGCGGACATGGACGAGATGCCGGCCCGGCGAAGGGCGGACTCCTCGATGCGCATCTCCTCTTGGTAAATCTCAGGGTGCACGGCCTGCGGGGTGACCGAGACCGGAGCAGCAGCGCCGCTGTAGTGTCCGACCACGCCCATGTCATTCACGAACACGTTGTCGAGAACACGAGAGGCCGAGTTGACCCACCAGCGGGGAGCGGACATGAGGTCCTGCGCCTTGCGCTTGAAGTCGTGAAGCTGGTTGAGCCGAATCTGGTGGCCGAGCAGCAGCTCAGCTACGCCACGACCGTAGAAGCCAGTAACAGGCTCGTCGTAGTGGAAGAAGACGTGCGGGTAGTGCTCAACGTCGTAGGGCTCATCCACCAGCGTGGCGGTGTCAATGGAGAGGCAGTAACGACCATCGCCAGCCTTGGGGCCGGATGGCAGGTGCCAACTCTCAATGACCAGAACGAGGTCTACGCCCTTGGTGCCGCGCCAGTCGGAGGTTCTGCGCCAACCGCAAGACGCAATCTCGATAGCTTCGTCGATGTCCGGGTCACCGCCGAACCTGGTGGCCAACACTTCACGAGCAACGAAGCGGACCTGATGCAGTTGCCGAGGCATCCCACCCGAGGCGGGCAGAGAGTCCTCATCCACTACAATGTCATCGATGATGACCCGGTCTACGCAAATCTTCCCGGCGTTGCGCGATACCCGGAGGCAGCCGGTCCCGAAGATTGCTGCGTCCCGGAACATGCGGGTACGCTTGGAGTTGATCTCGAGACTGTTCCAAAGACCCCAAGTGACCTTGGTCAAGTCCTCAGCGAGCTTGTAGGTCTCCCAGTCCGCGCCATCCGTCAGGAAAGTGGGCTTGACCCGGCCAGTCCCCTGCAACGAGGTGGCCGTGTCCGTCATGGACTGGATTAAGTTGTCAGTAACCGCGCTGTAGCCGTCCCGGAAGTGATCAGAGTTGTAGGCGGTGTCGAAGCCTACTTCGTATCGGTTCGAGTAAAGCTGGGCGTGAGCGACGTTGCGCCTGCGGATGTCCCGGTGACGAGGAGTGCCCTCAATCTCTTGGACATACGAAAATACGCTCTCGTGCCTCTTACCGTCGTCCCTGAGGTACCAGTGCGCCTCGTCCTGCTCGTACTGCTCAAGCATCTACGACTACTCAAAGTCCGGGCGGCCACGCGGCCCCCAGAGTGCGGGGTTCGAGTAGAGGTCGGTGACAGCGCTGCCGTCCCGGTCTTCCTCGTCCCGCTCCAACGTCAAAGTCACTTCGCGGGGCATGGGCTGCTCGGGCTGCGGAGGGCTGAGTGCGAGCTTTACGCCGTATCCCTCAAACGCGAGCACGCCATGGCTGCGCAACAGTTCTATGAGCGATTCCAGCCCGGAAGACGGGAGGCGCTCATCGGCAACTGGTTTAGTCGGCTTTCGTACCGCTGGCATGTATCTCTTTTCAGTTGGGCAGCTCGCTCTTTTTGAAGCTGCGCGCGTTCTTTCCGGCGTTGTTCGCGGTGGTACTCAGGGGTCCCAGCGGCCGGTCCAATAACTTTTTCAGAAGCCCAGTGGTGCTGTGCGAAGCGCCAGGCGTAGAGCCACGCGTCACACAAGTCGTCGGCACAACCGGTGTCTACTTCGGTCTTTTCGCGGTTGCCCCACTGGAGCCGCTCCATCTCACTTGCCAACGGGCCGTCCGGGTCAATCGCAATCTTCCCGGATGAGATGTCCGCATTGAGCATCGCGATGTACGCGTTCCGGTCACTCTTCTTCGCGGATTCGAAGTAGACGCCGTATGCGTTGGCGAGGTCTTCAGCGAGGCGCTTACCACCGGCAGCTGGGTCAACGATGCGGGCGTCGAACCCCCCGAACTGTGTGGTCAACTCTTGGACCCGCTGCATCACCTTGTCGGTGAGCATGTGCGGGTGCTTCTCGGTGTGTACTGCGAAGAGAGACTTGTGCGTGGTGCTCCACGCGGCCACTACAAAGGCGGTCCCGTCGTGCCACCCCAAGTCGATGCTGAGGATGTAGCGCCAGTCATGCCCAGATGGGAGACCGTGCGGCCCCTCGGGGTCCTTGACCCAATCGCATCGGCCGTCCGTGACCTTGCTGTAACCGAAGACGAGGTTGGACGAATCGGCGACGGGGAGACCGAGAATCTCCCGCATGACGTACGGGTCATTCCAACTAAGCTCGTTCTCCTCGACTTCCTTACACGCGTCCTCCCAGATGTGGGGCATCTTCGTGTTGTCTTTGCCGGTCCAGTGGTGCAGCGACCAGTGGTACATGGAGGAGGGCTTAGTCTCGGGATCGTACTTGTTGACGAACAGCTTGGACTTGACGCCATCGCTGCCGGCGCGCTCGTACTCGGTGTGCTGATTGATGAGCGACCAAAAAAGTCCTGACTCGACCGTGCCGGGAGTGCCGATGATGACGAGGGTCCCGCGCGTGTCCGCGAGCGTCCGCAGGATTACGTCGTAGACGAACTCGTCCAGCAGGTGCTTGGAGTAGGACTTGCCTTCGTCGATGACCACGAGGTCGAAGCTGCGACCACGGTACTTGTCCACCTCTTCGGTGGTGTCAGCGCCCGAGAAGTAGATGACGGAGCCGTTCGCGAAGTGAACCTCAAGGTCCATGTTCTTGAACTGACAGTCAACGTCGTACTCCTCGCAGAGACGCTTGAGCAGGCGCCAGTAGATGCCCTTGGCCTGTCCGCGAGTCCGGGCGCAGATGAGGGTCGAAGACCCGGGCCGGTACAACGAGACAAGGAGGCCGTAGATCAGGACGCAGTGACTCTTCCCCGCCCGGCGTGGGCAGTGCGCGACTTTCCGCTTGGAGGAGTCGTGGACGAAGTTCTGCTGCGCGGGGAACAGCGAGCCGAAGAGTTGGTCCGCCTTTTCGCGGTCCGTGGCCCGGGTGCTCTGCTGTTTGCGCCTGCGTACCTCGTCGATGAGGAACTGCGCTTTAGACAAACTAAGCTAGGCTAAGAAAACTAGGCGAGCACGAAGTAACGGAGATTGGAGACGGGAATCATCACAGCCCGCTTCCAGTCCACTCGCTTGAAAGAGACGCAACCCCACTCAGGCGAGGTCGTCATCTCCCACTCACTACCGGTGATTCTCCCCGCTGGAAGTATTCCCTGCGTGGTCTGAATCCGTTCGGGGATTCCGGCGCTCTCTACCTTCAGTGTAGCGGGAGAGGCGGGGGTTGTACTGGCTGCCTTTGAAGAGGTAGTCGCCGAGGGGCGTGCGGTGGCTTGTTCTGACTTTTGCATTGTTAGCGATGCTTTGTACGAGCGCAGACCCGATGCTGTTCTGGCGATAGCCGTGCTTGACGTACACGTAATGGACGATTGGTCCGTCCGGGGTCTTCTCGTAACAGACGAAGCCCAAGATGAAATCCGGGCGTGAGGAAAGACAAACGAGGGACACTTCAGCCCCTCTCTTCAGTAAATCAAGTACCGTCCCGCGTATTGCTGCGACCTGCCGCTCACGGGACATCGCCCCAGCCCAGGGACTGTTGGCATACGACCTTACCCACGCCTTGATGATGAATCCGAGGTCATCGCTGGTGGGGGGTCGTGTAGTGAGACCGTTAGGGAACATTAACGATCGCGAGCGTCATAGTGAACTGTGCGCCGCAGTGGAACTTCGCGGCTGTGTCCGGGTGCACGTACACCGTGAACGTAATGCCGTCTGCCTCGACAGTGAGCGTGACGAACCCGCCGTCGCTCGGACTGTAGACACCGCTCTTGACCACGCCGTTACGCACGATCTTGGTCTCGGGTGAGTAGGGCACTTACTGGCCCTCGAATATGTCTTTAGGGGCGGAACGTGCGAGGAGCTGCCGAGCCTTGAGCCCAGCTTCCAGATAAGGCACGAGCCGGGGCGGGAGGGTCTCCACCATGTCGAGGAAAATTTCCAAGCGTTCCTCGGGAGTCATCTCCGAAACTTCGACCTGTTCTTTTTTAGTTTGCTTGCGGATGTGCTCAAGTAAAATCGAGAGCGCCTTGGCACAGGCCAGCTCCTGGTTCATGAGCTTCTGGTCGAAGCGACCCACGTCTACCTTGCCTTCGCGGAGCCGACGCTTCTCATAGCGCAGGTCATCGATCTGCTCCTCGAGCATCTCAAGGGCGCGGTTGCCCGCGTTGACAGCGTCAGACCCGCGAGGAGTGTCAATGTTCTCCTTGGCGGGCTTACAAATCTCGCAGCCGAAGTCTGGCTCTCGGTAGTACGTCCTGCACTTGCGGCAGCGACTGTATGCGTTCAGCTTAACCATTCAGGCATCTCTCACAGAAGCAGGCGCGGTTACCGCACGGCCCCTCGTCGTCCACGAGGTCAATCTCAACCGGCGCTGGGGTCAGCGGCTCAGTCGGCTCATCGTCCCAGCCGTAGTAATCGTCCGGGAGAGCAATGGGCAGTTGTAGTGGTTCCGGCTCTGCGGCCGGTGGCTCACTCCATGGGCGGTACGGATACCGCGATAGGTCTAGCTTCCACATTACAATAGTGGCTGCGGAGCCCCACCCACTGCTCACGCGCCGTGCCCCCGACTTCCTTCAGGGACCCCGAGCCGGCGCGACCGGCTCTGCAATTTATCTACGCCCGCGAAGGGACTGGTACAACTGGAACATCTTCTGCGCCAAGGACATGCTCTCCTGGCGCTGGCGCTCATACTCCGTGCGCATCGGGTGCCCAACCGGGAAGTTCGCGTAGTCAGTGTCGTAGTACGACGGCTGGCTCGTATCCGGTGGTGCGTACGCGGGCTTGTTCAAGTCGTCCACGTTCACGGCCTCCAGCGTGTCGTCCTGCGGAGGCGCCACGGGTTGTGGTGCTTCACCGATCACGTCATTGAGTCTGCGGCGAGACGCCGGGTCAAAAATGTTCCTACCGCCTGGCATTAGATACGACTTTCCGGGCGCCGCTTATTCGTGCCCTGAGTGGCCCAGTCTGCCCACCGCACATTTCCCGGTTCGTAATTGCCGTCGTTGTCGATACGGTCCAAACTGAAGTCCGGTGATGGTCTGCGCCCTATGTGCGCTAAGAAAGCCTCAAAAGAGTTCAGCCACTCTTCACACACGCTGATACCTCGAGCCCCGTAAAATTTCCAAGCCGGGTTGTTGTCGTTGGTGCAACGTTGAATTGCGGCCTCCCACGCGTGGTACTCTGGGGTGTCGTGCATCCCGTGCTTAGTCTTGAGCCGCACGCGGGTTTCCTGATTTAAACAGCCGCACGACTTCGTTAACCCCTTGCGAAGCGCGTGCCCCCTAACAATAGCAGTGGCTCCGCAGTCGCAGTGGCAAAGCCATTGGCCCTTGCTGTTCCCATCGCGGGGAGCGCGAGCTACGGCCACAAGCCTGCCAAACCGCGCACCAGTGAGGTCAAATTTGATCATCGGTAGAGATTGACTAGGCTGGGCCAAAGCCCACCGCCGAGACCGCTCGCTGGACTTAAGCCGGCCCCGTAAAATCCGGGGTTGCCAACAGACGAGCCTAGAATCGAGCCACTGTTCGCGGCGGATTGGCTTCCGCCTCCACCAAGAGTAGAACGGAGTTGACCCCCAAGCAGCGGTCTTTCCACCCCCGTCCCCAATGGCCGGGTAGACCCTTGCGGAGACTGGTAACGACTCGGGTTGGAGTCCGCAAGGATCTGGGTCCCCGGGGCGCGGTCGAACGGAGTTGCATAGCCCAGCCCCGGAGGAGTGTTGTACGCACCGTCTTGCCAAGCACCCTGCGGGCCCTGCTGGTAGGGGCGCGTCATGCCCCCGTTGGGAGCTACGTCGTTGTACGGGTTCCCTTGGTAGGGGTTGCGGTTGACCGGGGGCGCGTGGCCGGGTACTGGGTTGACTGGGGCGTATACTGGCATGTGAAAAATTAGACCCCGGGATACGAGGTCTGGTGGTCGTCTCGGTGCACCATCACCCACGGTCGCGATCCGTTACCGAGGGCGGAGAAATATCAGGGGAGCCTGGACTCCACCCTTACTTATATGTTACCACAACTGAGGCTCTATTGCAAGCAAAATTTATGCCTTTTTCACAACCCCGCGTCTTTCTTATACTTTGCTGCGCGGATTTTCGCCCTAGCTTTGTAGTATTCCCTCACACATTCCGTGCAGGCGGCCGTTCGTGACCCCGTCTTGCTCAGTGGAACCACCCCTGTGCTCCAGATGCTTTTACCCCACCGCTGCTTCGTAATATCGTGCAGACCCCTCATGCACATGATCGGCTTCTTCATAGACCCCTCCTTACATCCCTACTCTGTGACTGTCCCAGTCCCCTACACTACAATTTAGGACTGCTAGTGCTGCCTGCTAAGTGTAGTGTGTAGAATCCGTGACCACTACCGGTTCTGTATTTATACTAATACTGTACCATGGCAGAGCATGACCTGTCAAGCACTATCTCAGAACCCCGTATAGCGCCTACGGAATCGGCGAGCCTCAAAAACACATTTCCCTACACGTTTTCAGGCCGTATTATCGGAAAACCCGATATTCGCGCCATGTAACCCCTTGAAATCGCGTATTGTGTCAAAATAGACACGCCACCGAGCTAATAAGCCCCTCCAGAAGCCAAAAACAGGCGCCTGGGGTATCTCCCTACCCGAAACAGGTAAAAACGTCACCACGGGCAGCTAATAGCGTCCTGGAGTGTGTTATTCAGCCGATCCCCGGCACTCAAACGTCAGTAGGGTGTAAGAACTGGTCGTAGACCCCACTGAAGTGACCCCGGTCTGTGGGTTAGTGTACGCATTGTAGGTTGGATTGCTCTGCGCAGCGGACTCAGAGAGGATGGCCACGCCCTGGGGGGCGCAGAACGCCTTCATCTCATCCACAGCAGCCGCTACGCGCCTCTCACGCACCCAGCCCATGCCTTCGTTGAGGTACGACAGGGTTCCGCCCTTGGGCTCGTAGGACCGGTGCACCCAGGAAGCCCCGCCACACCCGCCAAGAAGAGTTGTCAGTATCGCCAACCAAAGTTTTCGCATCCCAGACCAGCTAGCACAGCGAGCATGCCCTGCACAAGACCGACATGTAGGGGGAGCTAAGGCAATCTGGGTAATGAACCACGGTCTCTTTGGCGGCCTCACACAATAATCCGCCAGGGGGCACCCCCCGGTCAAACATTCCAGCCCCATAGCACCTCGAGCTAGGCGCCAAAGTACCTGAATCTATAGGTACTCATCGTATGTCGTAAACGACGAGGCCAGTTCAGCTATCCGCGCCTGGCGGGGAACGTCAAGGATTGCGGGGGTATAGGTGGGGAATGACTGAAGTCAAGGGATTTCTGAGGGGGAATGAGGTGGGTCGAGTTCGCAGACAAAGGTTCTCCATACACCCACTTCTGGAGGGCGTTCGTCTGCCTGTTACGTATCCCAGGCAGTGCTGGATATGTACATAGGAAAGGGAACTGCTATACGCACGAGTCCCGTAATCGGTCTAAACAATCACACTACAATCCCCAGCGATACCCTATAGAGCGTCATACCGCCCCGGCTCGATACCCTATAAGGCGTCTATACACCCACTGTCTAAAATTTGGACACCGGGGCATAACGCCACGCCCAGAATCCCGGTCCGAGCTGAGTGCACCAAGCGTTACAGGTGTATAGCACTAGGCATGACTGCTGCTTTAGTTGGGGGTATGCAGGACAAACTCTACAGGCTGATTGTCTCTACACTCGATGCCTACCGCCATTGCTGTGACAACGAGAATCACGAATGGTCTGCCAGGCATTGGTCCACTCTCAAAACGCTTGAGTCACTTCTACCTAGTGGCTCTGGAATCGACTCCGGGACCACTATCGACACGGAAAAATCCACGTCTGAAAAGCTGGTCCTCAATACGGCGTACCACCACATGAACGACGCCGGTTACTACGATGGCTGGACGGAACACACTGTGACCGTGCGCGCCTCTTTGCTGTTTGAGCTGAACATAACCATCTCGGGGCGTAACCGCAACGACATCAAGGACTACCTCCATGAAGTGTTCTTGGACACTCTCAAGCGTAACTGCGCACTGGCTGGCGAACTCAACGCGAAGGCGCAGTAATCATGCGCAACATCAGCATCGTAACTGGCGAAGACATGGAAATCGACTGGTCCGAAGTACAGCGGGAATGGCAGGACGGTATCACCACCGAGACTGTAGAGACGCCGCAAGGACCGGGCTGGATTGACGCGTATTTGACGCAGCTGGCGCTGCAGGAGGTGAAGTGATGACTCTCGATGAAATCACCACGGACATATACAGCCTGGAGTACTTCGCGGGTGACGATGACAGTGACCCCCAAATTGCACACCTACTTAATGTCATCGAATGGGCAAAACTGGCGGTAGCAGCAGGAGACCTCGAAACAGCGGAGCAATGGATTGCTATCGGAATGGCACAGCAAGAAGCCATGTCGGACGCTGAGAACGAGCGGAACTGCGAACGTTGCCTCGAGAGCTACTACGACGGTGACGGGCCGGTATCACTGGTAGAACAACAGCGCGAAGCAAGGAAGGTGAAGTGATGCGCCAAGCAATTGAGACCAAGTACCTAGGACCTACGAACCACCGTGGCTCCAGAGTCAAGGCCACCTCCCAAGCGGGCTCCATAACAGTCTCTTGGGATGACGCCTTAGACGTTAACGACAACCACCGGGCGGCTGCCAAGGCCTTGGCGAAGAAGTTAGGGTGGCCCGGGCATTACGCCGAAGGTGGCAAAGCAGACGGCTCGGGAAACGTCTATGTCTACATCGAAGAAAGGTGGCAATTCTGATGCGCTTCTCACTACGCGAAATCCTCGACTTCCAATGGGCCAATCGCACCGCACAGAACGAGTGGACCTATCGGTTTAGTCCGTATGTCGTGCGTAGCAAGGAGGTGACCCGTGCGTGATTACCAGCGTGAGAGTCTCTATGAACGTATTTATGAGGTGCTAGCTGGGGAGTGTAGTGCGCGGTGCATGGATGACGAATGTGACCGGGACGCCACTACAAGAGCGATTGTGGACGAGATTGAACGGATTCTAGAGGACAGGAGGTTTGCCAATGTTTGAGGTGTGGATGCCGGGGCTGGTGTTGACGGTTGTGGCTGTTGCTTATTTGTTTGTGGTGCAGGAGTGGAGGTACTAGGTGCGGACTGTAACAGTCGGTGCTCAGTTTGGCAGATGGACTGTGCTGGCGAAGTCCGAGCGGAAACAACACTGGGCATGTCGGTGCTCCTGCGGCACAGAGCGTGACGTATTCGGACCCAATCTTGTGCGTGGCGAGTCCCAGTCGTGCGGGTGCCTGAAGGCTGAAATGGCCACCATGCTGGGGCGCTTACCACGCCACGGTAGGTCTCATACCCCAACGCACCATGCGTGGATTGGGATGCGCGGCCGTTGTAATAAACCCAAACACAAGGATTACCCGCGCTACGGTGGGCGTGAAATAAAGGTCTGTCCGGAATGGGACGAGTCATTTGAAGCGTTCTTAGGCGACATGCGCACTTGCCCTGCAGGGTATAGCATTGACCGCATCGATAACGACGGTGACTACGAACCGGGTAACTGCAGATGGGCATCCGTGGACGAGCAAGCAAGAAACCGGAGGAGCACTCGATTGTCCGAGTTGATTGTGCTGTGTGCCAGGGTCTTAGCAGCGCGCGGTGCGCAGGTGACTGTTATCGCTAAAGCATTCGGCGTGCACGAGGCAACTCTGAGGGACGCTGTGAAAGGCAGAACTTGGAAAGAGGTGATGCCTTGAAATTGCTCATAACTGGCGTGCCCCGGTCTGGTAAGACTACACTGGCCCGGGCAATCCACACGAAGCTATACCTAGAGTGTACATTGCTACACTGGGACGATGTAGCGTGGCTATCCTGGGACCAGCAACCAGCCGTGATGTTGTCCCGCTTAGGTGATAACTCGATACTGGAGGGGTGTGGCGCGTCACGACTCCTGAACAGTGGCAGTAAAGGTGATCGTGAGGTATGGACCCCGGACGTGCTTATAGAGTGCATACGTGACGGCCTGGCAGACCCGAGCCACAAGGGCCTAGCCTCGAAGATAGACCGGGACCTAGCACCGTGGCGGGGTAGGGAGTGCTACAGAGCCGTGGATTCGAGACAGGTGCTAGAAGACGTGGAAGGGTTTGTGGAGTCGCTTAGGTGCTTAGGTGAAAAACAGGGGGTAGGAGATGAGCGGTAAGTGGACACAGTTCTGGGATATGTCTTCGGGTGGTGGGCAGAAGTTGGACTGGGGACTTATCTTTATAGAAGCTCCCTTGGACCAAGCGGTGCGGGTTTTTCAAAACAGGTTTGGACGTAACCCCTATCGAGTTACTTGCACGTGTTGTGGTGCGGACTACTCGGTTGATGAGGCCAACAGTCTTGAAGAAGCCACCGCTTATTTCAGGAAATGTGAGTGGAGGGGCAAAGGATACGACCTCTCAACTGGGATACCGTTAGCCAAGTACCTAAGCGATGGCGCCGAATACAAGGGCATCCCGCTGGTCATCCGTGCCGAAGAGATAAAGTCCGAGGAACTTCAAGGGGAGTTGCGACGAGAGGGTTATGTCTGGGCCGAAGATGATGACTAATGGGTTCAAACCCGAATCCCCTCTTAGGTGCTAGAGTGACGAATGACCCCCTTAGGTGCTAGACAGTCTTAGGCGCTTACACTACAATCCTTAGGTGAAAAGCATGAGTGACGACGACAAGCAGGAATCCAGCAAAGGTCAACAGCTCAACATCCGGGTGAGGCGCGGGCAAATTGCCTTCTGGGAAGAAGCAGCAGCCATTGCCGGGGTGTCGCTGAGCACCTGGCTGAAGAGAGTAGCCAGTGCCGCCGCTGCCGCCGAAATCGCCGCCATGGACGAAAAATACGGGGGCCGGAAACCGGGGTAGTTATAGCAGGTTGTGAGATAGTGCTTGACACCCTCTCTGAAATGGGGCTAATCTATGTATATAGGGAGTGGTTACGGACTGGGGCGGTGGAGGTAGGTTAGTACTAGTAGGGAAGTTGTAATGTAAGCCTTAGTGGGGTTACGGGCTTAGGTGATACGCAAATTTTGCTGGACACAGAACTTTCGTTCAGGGTATTCGTTAGGAGTGGGGTCGGGAGTGTTCCCGCTGGGGGTGGTAAATGTACCGGGGCAATGCGCAGTGCAGTGCTATAACTAGTGACCCGTCTGAATCCGGAAAGGACCGGATGAAAAAGACACTGGAGTCACTAATGAACGAGTACGTACTGCTGAAACAGTCGAGCACGACTAAGAAGTCAGCCGGCGCCGTGGAGAGTACCCTCTCTGAGGTAGTAGGCCCACTTCAAAAACGCACACCTGATGAAGTATCGCCCGAACTCTTGGCCCATCATCTAGCAGCTTGGTGCGAAGGGCGAATGGCTAGCACAGCCAAACAGGGTGCGCGACACGTCAAGGGCTTCTGGACCTGGCTTAGGCGAAAGAAGTTTGTAGTGGAGCACCCGTGGGAGGATGACGCGATCCTCTCTCTGCTGGAGTCCCTGCGCGATTGTGATGAGGGACCACAGCCCCAGTTCACCATGGAGGAAGCGGTGAAGCTCCGGGCTCATCTGCTAATCAGCGCCCAGGCTGATGTTGCTGCGATGGTGGCTCTCATCTGTCTAGATGGTGGGCTGCGATTTGGTGAGGTGCTAGGGATTACTGCCCGGGCTGTGGACGGTGGCGGTACCGTGGTGTGGGTGGGTCTGTCGCGTAAAAAGCGAGTTAAGAACCGTAACGCCCGTAGGCCAGCCCGCCTGTCTGAAGACGTTGCCGAACTCCTTCTTAGGTGGAAGGGCGAGCAGACTGGGGAGACGTTTGTATTCACGCGTTCGGACGGATGGCCGTTCCAGCAAGAGCAGCTGCGCGAGCGTATCTACAATCACTACAAGCTAGCTGGGGTACCGGTTCTCACGGTCCATGCTCTGCGCAGGACGTACGCCACGCTGCGGGTGTTGTGTGATGACTCGTACCAGCGCGCCATCTCCAAAGACATGGGTCACTCCAGCTTTGCGGTTTCGCGCGGTAGCTACGTTGCTCCGGGTACCGTTGAATTTGTGGAGCAAGCCAAGGTGGCGGATTTATTGAAACGCCATTCAGGGATAAGCGGTAACCGTCAGTAATTATTAAATTCTTCTCATTTATAGTAGAAGAGGACAGTTCAAGGATTTAGACGGGTTATCTCTTGAATTGAACTGTACTCATCGAGACCACACTAGCTTCACATAACAACAACGAAAAAGGGCCCCGGCGGCTGGAACCGTCGAGACCCAGAAAGTGCTCCGGACCAATGTCACAAGGCCAGAACAGGTACAGACTGCCACACGCGCGCCCTCCCCGCAAGGTGGTTTTCAAAGTCGAAGTAAAGGGGTACGGACGTGATGCTAGAGCCCGAGTCGCTCGCATTGCGTTCTGGGGTAACGGCCGAACGGTCAAGTCCACTTGGTTTGTGGCCCAGTTCATCGAGGGCTTCCATGAGTGGTGGGACCAGTACCGTGCTAGGAAAGTTGCGTTAGGTGCTTTACAGGCCGCTGGTGTAGTGGGAGGTGGCCTGTGAGGCAGCACCCGTGGCGGGCTAACCGCGTGAGTCTGGCGCTGGCTAAACGGCACCACTGCTTCTGCCGGGACTGCGAGTGGCAACAGCCCCATCACTACAAAAAGGCGTGCCTAGCGTGCGGCAGCGTCAACTTGGCCGAGGCGCCGGGGTCGTGTCCGAGGGGTTGGGAGCGTGGCCCGGATACGGATGAGTTGGTGCTGATTGAAGTGAGGTTGGACCAGGGACGGACAATCCCAATGGCCGAAGTTAAGGAACGTCTCTTGTGGGAAAGGGGAGTGGGGCAATGAAGAACGACTACGTCACGGTTTCTTTCATCGAGGATTCTGAGTCGGGCTGGGAGGACGAGGACACGATCACCGAGGTCCACGAACGAGAGCAGCAGGACAGTTGGGTGTTGGACGCTGAACAACTCGCTCTGTTCACAGAGCATGACATCTCAATCCCCCCGCGTGTTCCAGAGATTGCCCGGCTACTGGCCGAGATTCGTGGTGGCAAGTGAAGTGCGACTGTTGTGGGCAGAGCTGGGGCAAGTTGCAGGATGACGACGACTGCCCGGCTTGTGTGCAGGACAGTTGGGAGAGCGAGCCTACTCGGGTGATGCCGCTGGGGTATCAGGTGAGGGTGTTGGAGTGTTGGAAGTCCGAAGCGAAGAAGAGGCCCGGCGCCTTAACGACTGGCTGTGTGATTTCCCGAACCCGGTTGGGCTAGATCTCGAGACCACGGGTTGGTCACCTGACGACGGAGTCAGTCCCGTGGGAAGGGCGAGGGTATTCGTGATGACTCTAGCGTGGCAACAAACCTCCTGCCTCGTTCACCGCGAGTACCTCCCCTTCCTGCGGGACTGGCTGGAGTGCGACCGTCCTCAGAAGGTGGGCACGAACCTCTGGGGATTTGACAGACACGCACTGCGCAACGAGGGCATCGAGCTGTCCGGGATTCTCGCCGACACCGCACTGATGAGCAGACTCATGGACTCACGACCGGACATTGACGAGCACGGCGGTCACTCACTGGAAGCGTGGGGCGCACGGATTGGCCACAACAAAGCAGGCACCTTCGAGGAACTGGTCACCGTGGAACGTCTAGTCACTGTGCCGGGCAAGGTCAAACAGTACAAACGTGAGTCGTGGGCGCCGAGGGCGCAGGTGTTGTGGCCGACGCTGAGGGGCGGGGAGTACCAAGAGGTTCGCTTCAAGGTTGTAGTGCAGCAGCTCGGGCAGGACGAGGTTTGGAGAGACACGCCTGAGCGTAGGGAAGCCATCAAGCAGTACGCCTGCACCGACCCAGTTGTGAGTTTGAGAGTGTACGAGAAGTTGAAGAAGAGGATGGAGGGGCGTCGTTGGTGAGGCGGTGGTTACGCCGGATTAGGTTGTGGTTTTGGATTCGCGGGTGTCGGGCGTCCTTGGCCTATGCGCGGTGGTTTTTGAATCACCACCACGTATGCCTTTATCCAGCCGGGTGCGCAGTCCTCAAGGACGTGAGAGGGCTTGAATGTGAGCTAGAGGGGTTGTTGCAGGAGTGGGACGGTTTACCAGAAGCGTGAGCATTGACGGAGGGGCTGTGAAGTGTAGTGGGTGTGGCTCGGGGATGAAGCAGGTCCCGTTGTTTACCAGTGTGAGTTGGTATTGCGAGTGTGAGGACGCACCAGCAAAGCCGGTCTCTGCGAAGGAGCTAGCCAATGGGAATTGGACCATCCGCGTAGACCCTGCCTGTCCGCCTAACACTATCTGGTACATCCCAATTAAGTACGACCCGAAGTGATGCGTAACGCGTGGGAGTTTCATAACGCGGTCTGGCAGCCCGCCGCTCGTGTAGTGTCGGAGATGGAGAGTCACGGTCTCGGCCTTGACCCCGACCTCTGCCGGCAACGTGCCCAAGAGTGCCAAGAGCAGCAACAGGCCATAGGCGAACAACTCAACCAGTGGGCCGGGCGCGAGATCAACTGGGGCAGTCCCAAGCAGAAGGCTGAGTTCTTCTACGGTACCAGAGGCTGGCCGGTGCCACCGGTCTGCGGGAACACCCGAGCCGTGAAGTACGTGAAGGCCGGGAAGCGTCCTACCGACGAGATGGCAGTGCTGCACCTGGCCCGCACACTACAAAACCAAGAGGACCGCAAGCACCTGCGACTCTTGCAAGGCTGGCCGGATGTCAAAGCACGAGAGCACGAACCTAGCTGGGCGAAGCTCAAGACGACAAAACAATTCTACGAGGCGCTACCTGCCCATGCCGAGGCCACCGGTCGGGTGCACACGCAGTTAGGGGCTCTCGCCAGAACTGGAAGGCTCACTTCAAAGAACCCAAATCTGCAGAATCAAGGACCCGAGATTAAGGACGTGTTTATCGCGCCTGAGGGTTGTGTGTTCCTTGAGATGGACTACAGCGCACTCGAACTCTGCATCCTTGCGCACATCGTGGCAAAGCGATACGGGGACAACTCGCTAGCTCAGGAGATTGAGAAAGGTGACATCCACCAAGCCACGGCAGACGGCATGACTGCGAAGCTGGGTCGGCCTGTGTCGAGAGCTGCGGCTAAGATACTGGTTTATAGCCTCAACTACGGAAAGACTGCGAAGGGGCTGGCGGCTCAACTCGGGGTTTCCGAGGACGAAGCAGAGGACTTGATTAATGCCTTGCTCGCAGCCAAGCCGGGTGTCGCGCAGTGGCTGGTGGATGCGGTGGACTACGTTAAGACCCACGGCTACGTCCGCACCCTGCTCGGTCGGTACGTCCCGGTCCCTGAGATTCACGCTAACAGGTTTACACGACAAAAGGCCGAACGCTTGGCGCTTAACTATCCGATTCAGGGCAGCGCGGCAGACATCGTTAGTGTTGCGATGAGGGATTGTAGTGAGTTGTACAACGGGCGGTTGCGGGATATGGGCAGCAAGCTCGTGCTTCAGGTGCATGACTCCCTGCTCTGGACTTGTCCGAGTAATGTGGTTGCGGATGTGCGTGCTGAGGTTGAGACGCGGATGACCGGGTGCCTTGAGGGGCTGGTGGATTTCCGGTGCAAGTTGAGTGTGGCTGGGGGGACCGGCCGATCGTGGGGGGAGTGTTGAAGAAGAGTGTAGTGGACGGGCTTAGCAAGGCTGAGCTTTTGGAACGGCTGGCATGGGTCAAGCAGGTGGTGGAGGTGATGACGGTAATGAAGGACTGGCCGCAAGTGGACCGACTCCGCACCATCGGCACGATTCTAGCCGCGATGATGTGCGATGCGGATTCCGACGAGGACCAGGTGGAACGCATCCAGGTGACGGTGCTGTCCATGACGCCGGGGCTCAAGTCGGGGATTACCGAGCGGATGATGGACGAGGATTATTTGTCTCAGAGCATTAGGGCTGAGCTGGGGAAGTTGGACGGGGGAAGTAACTAGGATGAGTAAAGAACAGCAATTTAAAGAAGAACACATGCTTCGCTTGCAGGGGAAACTATACCTCCCTGTTGCGCCGAGGGTTGTAATGTTCCGCAAGGAGCACCCGGAGTGGTCCATCATGACGAGCACTGCGAACGTCGGGGATGACGTTTACGTCAAGGCTACGGTGGTGAATGACAGCGACAAGATTATGGCTACGGCTCATAAGAGGGTTCGTAAGGATGCAAAGGGCCCTGCAGCGCTATGGCCACTCGAGACGGCTGAGACGGGCGCTATTGGACGTGCTCTCGCGCTGTGCGGATACGGAACGCTGAGCGGCGACCTTGACGAACACGACGAGCTTGCGGATGCGCCGGTGGAGCGGGAGCTGGAGCCTAGGCCTGTAGGGAAACCTCCTACCTCTAGTCAAAAACGGATTTCGACTAAGAAGGTCGATCAGGTCGTGAAAAATCTGGACGCTGCCAAGACTCTCGATGCGTTCAACAAGGCGTACGACGAGGCAGTGGATTTCCTCGAGACCGTGGAGCGTGGCTCCGACGAGGACACTGCGGTGCGGCAGGCTGGTGCTCGTGCGCGTAATCGCGTAGCCGGATGAAGACATTACTGGAGTCTGCCAGCTCCCTAGATCGCGGACTGGAATGCCCAACCAGCAACCAACTGGAACAGTCAGCCCCACAACACCCCAACAGCGCAGAGGCGGCAGCGTGGGGCACTGCTGGTCACACGGTTCTGGAGTACGGCATCGAAGAGGGGGCTGCTGTACTGGAACGGATTGAGCAGCGTCACAGGCAACGGGCCGCCGAGGTCCTGTCCCTAATCAACCGAACTGCGGCGAAGGGCACGCGACTAGAGGACAGAGAGGTCTCCTTTGTGTACCGGGGAGAGACCGGTACCGCCGAAGTCATCGGACGTAACGTCAACAGGAGGTACGACGAGGCACTCATGGAGCGGGGCATGGCACCTCGCGGACCGCTGGACATCACGTGCACGCTAGACGTGGTGCGGGTCGGGTACCTCTCGGTTGAGATTAACGACTACAAATTCGGCAAATGGGTGGGGGAGCCAAACAAGGCAGCGCAGCTTCTGTTTGCCGCCATGGTTGTAGTGAAAGCCCTGGCTCCCAAAGCACTGTGGGTCATCGTCAACTTCCAGCGCATCAGGGAAGACCTACGGCGCAAGCCCGAGGACCGGTGGCAGGTGAAGGACAAGCCCGCGCTGCTGACTAGAGAGGACATCGATCTGTTTGAGCGCCGAGTGAAGCGGGCACTCGTGAAGGCACAACAAATAGCTGAGGACATCAAAGCCGGTAAGGACCCTGAGGTTAACCCCGGCGAGCACTGCAGGTTCTGTCCCTCACGGACGAGTTGTAGTGACTGGCTGAGCAAGAACAAGGAGAAGTAGATGAACGTTGTGAATATCGTTGGACGCCTGGGCCAAGCCCCGGAGCTTCGTGAAGTCGGAGACAAGAAGACGGCCACCATCAGCGTGGCGACTAAAGAATACGGTGACAAGACCGAGTGGCACCGCGTCTGCCTTTGGGGCAAGGATGCTGAAGTCGTGGCGCAGTACGTGGCGAAGGGTGACCTCATTGCCATCACGGGCCGGCTGCAGACCCGGGAGTACACTACAAAAGACGGCGAGAAGAAGTACACCACCGAGATCGTGGCCAACCGCGTGACCCTGTGTGGTGGCAAGAACAGTGGGGAAGAGAGGCCGTTCTAGTGGCGAAGCGTAAGAAGGACACGCTCCGTACCTTTATAGGTGAAGACTCGAAGTCCTTATTCGGGACCGTTGGCAAAGACACTGTCAATTTAGTGCTGTTTGACGGCTACGACAGCTCAACTCAGCTCTACCTAGGCAGCCAAGAACTCGCTGCGCTTATCAAGGCGCTGCAAAAACTCCAGGAGATGATGAAGTAATGGATTACCTGACGGCGTATATCGCGGCGGTCATGATGATGGCCCTCATGGCTGTAGTGGGGCTGTACCGTGAGTGACAACCCAGCTTGGCAAGGCCCAATCGCTGAGGCCATTGCGAAGAATGTGGAGAGGCTCGAGGCTCGTAAGGGGAACAGCACCCGGACCCCGCTCGGTCGTTCGGTCCTGCTTGAGTTCAGGTCCCCGAGCAGTCTCATTACACTTGCAGGCAACACGGGCAAGCGTGCCACGGTCAAGGCCCTTGGCCCCAAGGCTGCGGAGAAGTCCGGGCTGGTGGTGGGTGATGAGGTGTTCGTTAACCCGGACGCGCGGTGCCTGAAGGTGGAGGCATTCTACCCCGAGGCGGTGGATGAGTACCTGTGCTTGGACTACGCGCAGCTTGTGATGAAGGTGGTGCGTGACGGTTGAGCTGCTAGCCCTGCACGACAGGGAGGCGGGGGCACCGCTGGGGTGTACTAAGCACCAAGCAAAGGTGTTGAACACTCGGGGCTTCGGCATCTTCCACGTCGTCAATGAGTACGAGGGCAGACGTGTAGTGGAGAACCTCAGGCGTATCAATTACTGGTACGCCGACCTGGACTCCGGGACCAAAGAGGAGCAGCTCGAACGTATCGGGAAGCACCTCAAGCCGTCTCGGGTTGTGGAGACTGCCAAAGGTCACCACGTTTATTGGAGGGCTGTTGACGCTACTCTTGGCAATTGGAATCGCATCGTTCGTGGAGGCATTGTTCCAGCCCTTGCTGCGGACCCTAAAGCCAGTGATCCACTGCGGCTCCTGCGGGCACCCGGTTACTATCATCACAAAGGACAGCCCTTCCTTGTGCGAACGCTGTGCGACGAGCCTGAACTTGCCTACAGCGAAGCTCAGATGCTCGAGGCGTTCCCTGATCGGCGCGTTGAGGTCGTGGTTGACAGGCTCCGAGAGGACCTAGGACCTGCGACGTTCTGGGGGAGAGTAGCGGGGCTTCCAGCCAAAGAGGCACTGTTGAAACTCAGCGGCCACCCCCTTTGCAAAGGAGAGCACTTTAAATTGATCCCCACCAGTGGCGGGAAATTCAACGTGCTGGTCAAGTCTCCCGGTAGTTCTCGCTGGCACAGCACTCCTTGCTGGATAACCGCAGAGAACACCTTCGCTGGCGTACAGGGTGGGGCGTCACTAGCGGCCTGGCTTAAGTGGTACGCAGGAAACACTTGGCAAGAAATAGCCGAGGCTCTTAGAGAACTGTTTCCAGAATTAAGTGAGGATGGCCAAAGTCATTGATGAGGCGGGAAACCGCTACGGGCGATTACTTGTGAAAGAGCGCGCTGGATCATCAAGGCGAGGTAAAGCTGCTTGGCTGTGTACTTGTGATTGCGGCAGTACAATTATTACGACTGGTGATCACCTGCGGACAGGCAACTCGAAGTCGTGCGGCTGTCTGTCTGTAGACATGTTTGTCGCTCGCTTCATCAAGCACGGGATGTATGGCACGCGAGAATACAAGGCTTGGCAACACGTCATTCAGCGGTGCACGAACCCTAACAACTCACGGTGGGCTGACTACGGTGGGCGTGGAATCAGGGTGTGTGAGCGGTGGCTAAATTCTTTTGAGGCGTTCCTTGAAGACATGGGCAGGCACCCCGGTTCTGGGTACAGCATCGACCGCATCGACAACGACGGCAATTACGAACCGGGGAATTGCCGCTGGGCCACAGCCAAAGAGCAGAGGAACAACAGGAGACAATGAAGAAGAACAAGGGTAAGCCAGCCACTGAACGGCTGCGCGCGATCGAGAACAAGCTAAAGAACCAGGCCGAGCAACTGGCCAACCTCAATGCCTATGCGATGCAGGAGGTACAGAACAAACCGCGCATGGAGGTGCTCATCGATACGATGGCTACGTGCGTGACGCTGCTCATCAAGGATTGTATTGGGCGGGGTCTTAGCGAGGAAGAGACTGCGGCATTGACCGAGGCGTTGGACGGCAAGAAGGGGGAAACCAATGAGGCATCTCAATCAACTGAGGGGCAACCTGTACCGGCTACTGGCGATGAGCCACGAGCTGAGTAGCAACTGGTCCGAGTCTGATCGTGACAATGCGATGGAGCTGCTGAGCGAGGCAGAGGACTTGGTGGACTCGCTTTTCAGAACTGCAAACGAGGGGTAGAGGATGGAGTGGGTTGTACTTGAGAAGCCTGTTGCGTTGCGCGAGTTACACGGGGTGTTAGGGCTCCAGTACTCGAGTGAGTTGCGAGGTGTCGAGGTACGCGTGATGGTTGGTTACTCAAACCCAACGGAAACAGAGTGGCTCATCGGTGACTGCTCTACGGATGAGGCGTCGGGCTCTGCGGTAGGAGGCTGCGGCTGTTGTAGTGACTACATCGGGGATACGGAAGTCCTCGCGTGGCGGAGGGTCGTTGGGAGTTGAGGGGTTCCGGCCTGAGAGTGACTACCTCACGACTATCATCCAGGACCGAGACCGGCTCGTATCTAAGCGCATCCCTTTTGGCAATGCTTTTCTGGATGACGCCTTGGGAGGTCTCTACCCTGACGATCTCGTCATACTCGGAGCCGCGCCCGGAGTGGGGAAGACAGCGCTGGTCACGTCTACTGTTAAAGCGGCACTACAGCACGGCGTCGGAGACGTACGGCTCTTTGCTCTCGAGGCAACTCCCGGCGAGATAGCAGCTCGGATGGCGTTCGAGGAATTGTCCAAGCTGTCTCCCTCCTCACTGGACTTCGCAGACTTCTGGCGCGGTCGCACACAACAACAAGAGGGGGAGCACTGGGACTCTGTTGCCGCTTACCTCAAGCCGATGCTGTCACGGCTACACACGCTCTACCGGGGAAGGGGGGACTTCACGAATGCAACACTTAGCAAGCATCTGGCTGCTATCACTGACGCTGGTCTCGTTGCTTGTGACCACATACACGTTGTTGACTCTGTGGACGGAGCTGAGAACCAGACACAGCGCCGCACCGTGGGACTCCTGCGGGACCTCGCCCTCGACAAGAACGTACCGGTACTCGCGGCCAGTCACATCCGCAAGTCCACAGCCGGGGAGTCGCGACGGCTAGTCCCGGGGATGGATGACCTCTTGGGGAGTAAGCACATCGCAGGTGTAGCTACGGTGATTGTAATGGTCGCACCGGACAGGACAGGGGACCGGAGTCAGAGGCACCTGTTCCCGACCTACTTCAGTGTGGAGAAGGACAGGCGGGGGAGGGCGAGTCCGCTGATAGCGCGGATGAACTACAACAAGTACAGGGGCACGTACGAGGACCGGTACACGTTGGGGCGAGCGGTGTGGAAGGAGAAGGGCCAGGAGTTCGAGCCTGTGCCTGAGAAGTACCTACCGCACTGGGCGACGAGAGAGTCGCGGAACATAGGAGAGAAACCGTTCTAGTTGTATGGCAAAGGTGTTGGTTGCCTGCGAGTTCTCAGGCGCCGTGCGGGATGCGTTCCGTAGAAGGGGACACTACGCGTTCTCGTGCGACCTGCTGGACTCGGAAGTTTCGTGGGCTCATATCAAGGGGGATGTACTAGAGCTGCTCGAGTTGAAGTGGGACCTGTTGATAGCGTTCCCACCCTGTACGCACCTGGCAGTCAGCGGCGCGCGGTGGTTCAAAGAGAAGCAGCAGGAGCAGCAAGAAGCGTTGGAGTTTGTACGGCGGTTGATGGACGCCCCAATCCCTCGCATTGCAATTGAGAACCCGGTGGGGATTATCTCCAGCCGGATACGTAAGCCAGATCAGATTGTCCAGCCGTGGCAATTCGGGCACGGGGAGACTAAGGAAACGTGCTTGTGGTTGAAGGGGTTGCCCCAGTTACAGCCCACGGACGTGGTCGATGGGCGAGAGGCGCGGGTGCATCGGATGCCCCCAGGTCCTGACAGATGGAAAGAGCGGAGCCGTACCTTTGCAGGGATTGCGGAGGCGATGGCAGAGCAGTGGGGGGAGGAGTTGTAATGGAATGGTTGGCAGCAGTAGGCGCTATTTATCTAGTGGTGATCGTGTGGCTCGTTACCGCGCCGTTTCGAGAATGGTTGTCGAAGTGAGCGGGCTGAAGAGTAAGCGCAAGGGCTCGCAGTTCGAGCGTGAGGTGGTGGCGCTGGGCCGGGCATTCGGCATCCCATCTCAACGAGCATGGGGTAGCAACGGTCAGTCGCTCGGCCTGGCTGAGAGTGTGGACCTAGTCATCGGGTCGTGGCGAGTGCAGGCAAAGCGCCGTAAGCGGCTGCCACAGTTCCTGCAAATCCCCGAGGGATGCGACCTCGTCGTTACCAGAATGGACAGCAAAGAGAGTCTGGTCCTGATACCGCTGCGCCGGTTCCTAGAGCTTGTAGTGAAGGGGCAGGCCAATGACCCTAACGGATGATGAGATTGATGTCCTGATGGACCTCGGGGTGCTGGACGACAACATGAAGTTGTCCGAGGCGCTGATGATTCAAGGTCCACCGGAGGAGCCGGAACCACCGACCATGGACAACCCGCCCGGGGAGTTCACAGAGTACAGCGACACTCCGAGGGAGTACCGGTTGCTGCGGTTGAGCCGGGCAACGTTCACGGCAGAGGAAGCGGCGGTGTTGTCCGAGAATTTAGCTAAGAAGTGGGGATGTAAGAAATATGGGGAAGGGTTCTTCTGCGCGCGCTGGTGGTGCTGGCGCGTGGTCAAAGCGTAAGCGCAACGAGAAGGGTCAGTGGGTTACTGGTCACGGTGCTTCGAAGACTACTGAGTACAAGACATGGGGGGAGATGCTGAACCGTTGCCGCAACGAAAACAGTAAGCACTACCCTAGGTATGGCGGCAGAGGCATCACTGTGTGTGAAAGGTGGTCCGAGTCCTTCGAAGCCTTCCTGGCAGACATGGGTAAGAAACCGGGCCCGGGGTACAGCATTGACCGAATAGACAACGCCGGTAACTACGAACCGGGGAACTGCCGCTGGGCCACAGCCAAAGAGCAGGCCCGCAATACCAGAAACGTGAAGGTGTCTGCCGCTGACGTTGCTGAGATGCGGCGCCTTCGTGAGCAAGGAGTTTCATTGAAGGTAATCGCAGCTCGCTACTCAATGAGCATAGGTGGGGTGGGGAACATCTGCGTTGGACGCAACTGGGGGACTAAATGAGTAACTGGACGGAACAGACCAAAAACCCCGGACGCTACATGGCGGTCCACGGCGGTCACAAAATCTACCTAGACGATCCCAAGCCAGCTGACTTCGACCCGGTCCGGTCAGCCCACGGCCTGAGCCACGAGTGTCGCTACGGCGGGAACTACGGCCCCTACTCAGTAGCACAACACGCGGTGCTGGTGTCTGAGACCGTGGCTCGTCTAGGCGGGACCACACAACAACAGATGGCAGCACTCCATCACGACGACACGGAAGCGTGTCTCGGTGACCTGCCCAGCCCGGTCAAGGCCCTCTGCCCGGACTTCCGGGCACTCGAGAAGCGGCTCGAGGCTGCGGTCAACGCGCGGTATGGGGTGGACGTGTGCGACCCACTGGTGAAGGAGGCAGACCGGATTGTGTTCTGCGCGGAGGTGAACTGGCTAGTGCCCCCGGAGCATCACCATCTGTACATGCCTTACGGGGACCCGGCCTACCGGGCTGACGTGCAGCCAGAGGGCACGGAGTTCGTGTTCTGGTCTGCGGACGAGGCGCGCAAGACGTATCTGACTTTGCACGAGGAGTTGTTGAAGCGGTGAGTGAGGGGATTAAGAAGGACACCGGGAAGCCCCCGGTTGTTGCGGGTTGTATGCGGCTGTTCCCGCTGGCGTTGGCCGAGGTCGCACGGATTAGTGAGAAGGCTCAGGAGAAGTACCCGAGCTACGACAACTGGCAGCGGGTGGAGAACGGCTTCGAGCGGTACACCGAGGCACTGGGCCGGCACCTCTTGGCAGAGGGCAGTCAGGAACGGGACGGAGAGAGTGGGATGCTGCACGCCGGGCACGCCGCGTGGAATGCGCTGGCTCGGTTGGAGCTGCTACTGCGGGATGAGCCGCTGACTCCGAAGAACGATGAGGTGCAGTGGATCCGGGGGTGTTGTCAGACATACAGCTTCGAAAAATTCAGGGATGACTTCGTTACAAAAGACAACACTGGATGGTTTACGGCCGAAAGCCAGTCCAACCCCGCGTGCATTTGGGAGGTTCACCCCGAGGATGCAGAGCTGCGTGGGACCTCAATTGATGTGAAGAAGAACGCGCGCATCCGGGAGGTGAAGTAGTTGATAGGCGAAGTGTTTGGCCTGCTCTCTGTGACAGCTCAGGGCACGAGCCGGGGAGGTAAGACGTACTGGTTGTGCCAGTGTGAGTGTGGAGGAAACCGAGAGGTTCGCAGAGACCACTTGCGGTCTGGTGCAACGCAGTCTTGTGGCTGCTTAGTTGGCAAGCGATCGAAGCACGGACGCAGCAAGGACTATCTCTACCGCATTTGGTGCACGGTGAAAGAGCGCTGTTACAACCCGAATTACGTCTCGTATGAGTACTACGGTGCACGGGGGATAAGGGTAAGCCCAGAGTGGTTGGATTCGTTTGTAGCGTTTGCGAAAGACGTTGGTGAGCGGCCTAGCCCCGACTACAGCATCGATCGGATTGACAATGACGGAAACTACGAGCCCGGTAATGTGAGATGGGCTACTCGCAGTGAACAAAACAAGAACAGGCGGAAGTGGGCGTGAGTCTTTGGGAAGCGAACTGGGCTGCGGTCGAAGCCGCAGTGCGAACCTCTGAAACCAGGGGTCAGGCCGTGGGCGCTGTGAGCGCTGTCCTCGGTAGGAATGTCAGTTGGGATGCAGTTCAACGAGCGTGGAAGAGGCAGACGGGTACCAGCATCCTCGAGGCTATGGGGCAGGGGCTGTGGCGCCAAGGACCTGGCACGACCCTCTATATGGACCACACATATAATGATACACCCCCGGAACCTGAACTCCCCTCACGTACCGTTCCATGGCTCGAGCAGCCACGACAGTACAACACCCCCACGCCCCTCCGCATCCTCTGCATCCCCGACACCCAGTGTATGCCCGGAGCCCCGGACTCACACTTCACCGCCCTCGGCAAGTACGCAGTAGCCAAGCGCCCGGACGTGATTGTGCACCTCGGAGACTTCCGGGACATGCCGAGCCTCAGCTCCTACGAGTCACTGGTGCGGAAGGCGCGCGAGGGCAGGTGCAAGGCTGCGGACATCGAGTCGGGTAACGCTGCGCTGGAGAAGTTTGAGAACGAGCTAGCCAAGGCACAGGGGTACAGCCCGAGGAAGATCATGCTCGAGGGTAACCACGATAGTTGGGGCGAGCACGGGCGCATCGGCCGGTACCTTGCAGACCACCCCGACGATCGGCGCCTACTGGAGAAGGTGCCACTACTGGAGCGTGACACCGGTTGGGAGGTCATCCCTTTCCTCGAGCCGATTGAAGTGCAAGGGGTCCTGATGTGCCACTTGTTCCCATACTCCACGAGGGGGACTGTTACGAGCGGCAGTTTGAAGATGGGGGCAGGAAGCGCGAGTGCGCAGGTGAAGGCTGTAATGAAGAGTGCTACGGCGGGGCACAAGCAAGGGCTGGATGTTGCGATTCTCAATACACCACACTCCACGCACCGGGGGTTGATAGCAGGGAGTTTCTATCAGCACTCGGATAGCTACATGCCGGGGGCGAGATTCTGGAGGGGTGTGTTGCTCAAGACGGAATGCAGGGACGGGAACTATGGGCTGATTGAAGTGTCGCTCGAGTTCTTGCTGAAGAGGTACGGCTAATGCGCATCGTCTGTGTCTCTGACACACACAACCAACACAACAAAATCAAACTACCGGAAGGGGACGTACTCATCCACGCGGGCGACTTCTCGATGCTTGGCAAGGTCCCTGAGGTTGGCGCGTTTCTAAAGTGGTTTGGTGAGCAGCCACACAAGCACAAGGTCCTGATCGCAGGTAATCACGATTGGCTGTTCGAGCGAGAGTCTACGCTTGCCACGAGCATGGTCCCAGAGGGCGTGACTTACTTGAATGACAGCGGCGCGGTCATTGAGGGGTTAAACTTCTGGGGCTCGCCGGTACAGCCGGAGTTTGGTAACTGGGCGTTTAACAGGAACCAGTTCGAGATTGATCAACACTGGCAGCTTATCCCGAGCAACACAGACGTACTCATTACCCACGGTCCTCCGCGTGGGGTGTTGGACTGGACTGTGCCGTGTATGAACGAGGTAGGTTGCCCTGACTTACTGAGTCGGGTGCTCTCTGTTAAGCCTAAGCTGCATGTCTTCGGTCATATCCACGAGGCTTACGGTCAAAAGCAATTTGAAGACACACTGTTCGTTAACGCCGCGCTTTGTGATGAGTGCTACTACCTGGGGAACCCGCCGATCGTGGTGGATCTGTGACTGACATCCTCTGGGCCTGTGCCTATTTCTTCCTAGCGTATGCCATCGGCCGGTTACAGCTCTCCTGGCTGGCCGCCTACCACGCCAAGAGCCCTCTCCGGGCCGCGAATATTGATGCCCTGCTCGTGGGTTTGCACTACGTCCCGCTGGTGATGTTGATACGAGAGGACAACTGGTGGGTGGTGCCGGCAGAGATGGGGGCTAATTGGGTAGCCAGTTACACTACAATCAAGAAGGAGCAGTGTAGTGACTAAGGAACAACTCCAACACCTAAAAGACCTGTGCGCAGCGGCAACGCCGGGGCCGTCACAAGTTAAAAGTACACTTATAGGTTGTGCGCCAGCCCGCATCCACCAACCCGCAAAGGAGGTCTTAACCGCCTCGGTTGAGACTCGTCTGAAGGACGAAGAAGGCACGGAGCAATGAGCGGCATGGTTGTGTTACTAGGCCCGGATAAAGAGGGCGAAATTGCGGTGTCCCGCGTGGTTCATTGCAGGAAGGAGCCTTACGACGTGTACATCGGTCGTCCTTCCAAGTGGGGCAACCCCTTTAGCCACAAAGAAGGCACAAGTGCCCAGTTTCGTGTTGCTACCCGTGAAGAGGCCGTAGCCAAGTACGAGGTTTGGTTGATGGCGATGCCGAGGCTGCTAGCTGAGCTGCATGAGCTAGAGGGCAAGACGCTAGGATGCTGGTGTAAGCCGCAAGCGTGTCACGGCGACATCCTCTTGAAATTGCTCGAACAACGTCGCACCGCAGATACGATGGGAAACGAAGGAGAACAAGACGATGGGTAGAATCGACTACATCACTTGGTTGGTTGATGACCTGGAGAAACTCCATGCAAGCGACCTATCTTGGAGATTCAAGTACGACCGCACCTTTGAGGCTGCCAAGGAGTTGCGGTTCCTGGGCATCGAGCCAGATT